AGTACGGACATAGCTGTTACACGGGCGTTGGTGATGTTATCATCAATCGCCTGAAAGTCAAGAGCTGGGCGAAGGAGTTCCCCCACTCCGCCCGAAACCTGCTCATTGACAAACATGTAAGTCGCCTGAAAAGCGCCGGAATTAGTGCCATTCACACTAATAGCGTCGACGTCATCAGACGCGTGTGCCAAGCCAAAGGTTTGTGATTGCCCCCACGCGATATTCGGCGTGATGAAATCAAGAACCCAAAGCCCGGTTGACACCAACCTAGTCCATATTTGATAGATGGCTGAGGACTGACTCGTTGTCCTCTTGTTGGTAATTGCGACGTTAATATGATTAGCCGCCACGTCAGGGATCAATGAAAAACCCCAACGAATGGCTCCAGCTCCATCCGGCAGGGATTGGAGAGGAAAGATAGCTTTACCATCAACCAAGGAAACAGCCTCCCCCCCAGATTGAGGGGTGAACGTATTACTTGGCTGGACATAGTCTGCTTCAGAAATTATGTCAAAACGCCCTGGCACAATCGGAAATGCAACTGCTGTACCATGTGAAACATAGGCAGGCATATACAAATCCGGTGTGAGCAACAAGGTGGCATTGTCTCCCAGAACATCGTTGTGAAAAGTGATACTTGAAGTTATCACTCTTTTAGCAACTTGGGAGGGAAACGAGTTTGGGGTAGGCACGGGCCGATCAATTTCGAGCGGCAACATGACTTGATGAGCTAGACTCTTCAAATCTCCAGCTAAGCTAGAGATTCTACCCTTGAGCGGTTGTTTCCATTCCTCACCGCCCCGAGGGGGTTGAACTTTCTTCGCCTTCTGCTTACCCTTAGCATCAGGTCCCTTTTTGCTTTCGGTCGGGAGTTTACCTTGCGCTTTTTGTGATTTACTCATCATATTTGGGCTACGGCCCGCAACTAGGACTATTTAATACAATGAATTACCACCTCCTTCGATTACGGTCGAAGCTCCGGGCCTTTTGGGCAACGGATGAAGAGCGAGTAGATTTGAAAGACTCTACAAAATCCCCCACGAATGAGTGGCCTTTTAACGACGCTGCTTAGGTCTCAAGTGAATCACCCACAATCCTCGGTTACCATCCGGACTACTAGCTCTTCAAAGCCATCATCAAGGAAGGTCCCGGGCTGCCAATTACGGATGTATCTACGATATGAGATAAGATCCTGCCGGGAGCAATGGTATCTCTCAGCTAGTAATTGGATTGTGTCAGGGTGTTCAAGGGCAATAACGTCGGAAGGCATTAACGAAGCAATCGGGTTCTTCTTAGCGAACCAAGGCTGCTCCACCAACTCCTGCAGGCGTATAAAAAGGTCATTGAGAATGGGAATGTGGTTTATATCATTAGCCATCCCCACAAGAACCCCCAGACAAAAAGGAAGGCATTTATCCTCCGCCAACTGGCTAGTGAACCAGAAGGTACGTGATAGAATCCGGCCGATCTTCGGTCCGAATCTAATGCCATCATCCAGGGTAGGGTAGGGCAGATTTTGAAGGAAATCTGCCCCTAAAGAGCGAGCCAAACATATTGGCCCATCACAAACAAATCCCGCCCTAAAAAGGAGCTGTTTGAGGGGTTCACCCGTGTGTAAACTATATCTAGCCAAGTTTAACATGGGTAACGAGTTGCCGCCGAGAGTATCCCACTTTCCCGAGGCTTGTGTGCCTAACACCTTAATCTTACCTTTTAAACCATTTTCTCCACCTCGAATCTTATAGACTTTATCGATAGTGGCAATGGAATGTCGATACTCATTGTACCAACCAAGGGCTTTGTAGGTTAGGGCGTTTGTGCGCAGTAACTCTGAGGCGACATGTTGGTCAAATCTAGAAGCATCAGTCGATTCGATCCAAGCTTCACCATTAGTGACCTTTATTTCCAATAGATCATCACCAACATTGGCAAAGTGTCTGCCCTCTTGTGTGATCACAAGATCGTACCACTTCGAGAACTGGCGCCTGGTTAGGCCGCTGGCAAAGAGAACTGAGCCAGAGTAATGTATTTTGAGATAATCCTGGAGCTTTTTGGAAGAAGGTCCAAACTCCACGCGGATATCAGCTCGAGGCACACTAATACCTCTGGGATGGAACTTAACTTTACCGACATTGACCAGCACATCCACGGTGCCGTCAAAGCTCAGACAGACATCCTGGAAGTCAGGTCGGTACTTGGGATTATAAAAATGCGACTTCTCTTTCTTTACGAACATATCATAAGTTAAGTTCCGGTTAGAAATCGCATAGTCGGCCAAGAGGTTGCGTCTTTGACCAGTTGTGAAGCGTGCCAACCATTCGGCCACGGAAATTTCTCCCGTGGCTCCACGATCATGAGCCAAATATCCATGACCCGCACTTGCCGGAGTGAAAATTCCCTCATTTCACCCGACCAAAAAGCTTCAACAGATTTTACGTCATCCATTGTGCCATAAGGAGCTGCATACCTTTTGGGCAGTCCAGCCATCCTATACAATCCTGCCCCATTAGCATTGTGGTGGCAAGAATAATAATTGAACGGCACGTGGCAACGAAGATTCAAACCAAGGCTATAATACCCAACTGCGTCTGACCTGCGGTGACAACCTAAAGCAGGAACAAAGGTGTTCCAAGGCGCTACTGGTGGCAACGCCTCGCCGATACAAATCGGCCGTATGCAAATCCCCGCTCTAGGATCGGGATCTGCAAAATACTCCAAAGGAGAAAAGGACATTTTCCTCGGAGCCTTTTGTCGTATGTACCACACAAACAATACGACCAAAAAAGGAATGAAGAGAAAAGAGCTCTTGAAGTCTGGTCTCATGTACGTCACAAAATCTTCTAAAGAACTCTTCACACCTGGCAAATGATAGTAGAACATTGGCAACTGTAGGTCTAGATCGAAGTAGGCTATTATAGATGACACCCAAGTGTTAGGTAAAAACTCGGGAAACACATAGTCTAAGAAGATCTTAGGTCGAAAGAGCGTGGGCTGTCGCCAGGTGCTAGTGAAAGTATTGGCCGCATCTGTCATGCACAAATCAAATAGACCAGTCGTGCATAACAGGAGAAAGAATGCCCATAAGTTCCAGCCAATATGGAACCACACTCCTAAGAGGAATTTGTACTTCCTCATAACGCCAAAGAATGAGTGCACTATGGAGTTAGAGAGCATGGTTATATAAAGGGACCACAAAGGCACATGTTCCCCTCTCACGGCCACCTTAACTAGGGCCTCCATCATGCCATAATAGCAATCAAAAGAGCCCATAATCTCGCCCGTATATCCCATAGAGGCTAGCATCTTAGTAATAAGATGTTTCGTAATCTCCTCTAAAATTGGGACCCAAAGAACATGTAAGGGAAATACATGCCACCACAACAAGCTACATTGATCGGTTCGCACATCAATGGTCGGACGCGTGAAGTTGGTATAAAGATCATTGAGCCATTCAACTTGTTCCGGTGGAGTGTTTAGGAGCGGATTTTCCCAAGGTTGACAGGGAATGGTGGTGTTGGGCAAGAGCATGGTTGCTGAGTAAGCGTCATACGTGTGCTGCATCACAGCCTCCGGTGGAAGAAAAACCGTCATCACACTCATAAATTTAAAGAATGGGTGATAGGAGGATAGAAGCAACAGGGCTTTAATAAACAGTATGAACCCCTTCTCAATGAGGAAGCCAAAAGGCATGAACAGTGGGAGAAAAACCAAAAATATCAAAATAACTGCCCCCAACTGTTTCACCACCTTAGGTCGCCCGTAGGAGTACAAATACTGGTTCCAACGAGTGATCGCCTCAGTGGCCTTGCGCATCTCAGCCATTTCAGGCATATCCCTACAGATTAGCCCGAAAAGATTTTTCCCTGCCCGTACAGGTTGAGAAGAGAATGCTCTCAGCAAATTAGGATAATCCGGCTGCTCTTTTGCCGAAGAATCCATAAGGGCCGCCAAGTATCTGCTATGAGCCGCTGGATCAGCGTCTGGTTTGTCCTTATCCACCAGAAAGTCATTCTCAGGGACATCAAAATCGCCCCAATAGCCAGTCACACGCCAAAACAAAATTTGGTCGTAGGTCGTGACTATCCAATCAACGATCGGAAGAACATAGCTCATGTACAAATACACAATCCAAGCCAAAAAAGTGGCACAAAACCACGTCATTACAAATAAGATCAAAGATAAGTGGTGTAAAAGGCTTGGGTTGGCAGGCAGCACGGGTATGTTGGGTGGTCCATAAACCGGCCCTGGCCCCCCAGGTGGATTCGGGCCCACCGGGCCGGGCCCCCCAGGGGGCCCACCCCCTGGCGGGGGATTTACAGGGCCAGCGTTAGCGGGCCCTGCGCCCCCCGGAGGGGGACTTGGGGGTCGATTGACCACCGGGTTGTTAGGACGACCCTGCGTGGCACGAATATCAATGTCTTCCTCCTCTTGCTTACCTTTACCAGCCATCGCCGCGTAAGATATACTGCCAGCACTAGCTTCAGGACCTGAGGCAGAGGAGGTACCAGGGACCTGGACAACAAAAGAGTTGAAGTCCAAGTCGAACGTAGTGGTAAATTCCAAATTGTGGGTCGGAACTTCACCATCGCCCGACAAGACAAAAGAGATTGATCCATTAGGAGCGATCAACCTAATTGTTGTCCATGCCGAATGCTGCCCGTCAATTAGCCGAACAGTACGCTCATCCCCCGATAGGACAGAGAATTCAGATACGGCGCAACAGAGATATTCCTGCTGCATCGCACCAAAGATGACATGGGCGTCATCCTTAATACCAGTCCCCTGAAATGTCTTCTTAAAAAGATCAGGGAACGTAGTATTTATCTGGTTACTACCAAATTTCCTAAACAGACCGGTTTTATGGAAAAGTACCAGATTGGGTAAACGTCGAGAAAACAACAGAACTTCCATGTAGCGAATTATCTGCCGCACGGGGTTACTGTCCTCATCCTCCACCCATGTCACATTCTTGATGTCCATCAACAATCCAGACTGCAACTTGGGTAGCGCCAACTCGACGTTGCGCCCTTTCAAGGTCTTTGGCAGCTTACTGCTAGGGGCCTTTCCCTTTCTAGATTTTGATTTACTCCCACGAGCGGGATGGGCATCACCCTTTGATTTACTCGTCGCTAGAGCGCGATGGGAATCACCCTTTGACTTACTCTCAGGAGCGAGATGGGAGTCACCCGATGACTTACTCTCCGCATTTGCGGGATGGTTGTCAGCCCTAATTTCCTCAACATCCGCAGATTGCGAGATGTCGGTCCGTACGCTGAGTGGATTTTGTTTGGTCAGAAGGCGTCCATGCCCCTTTTTTACAGCGTGTTTCATAGTTAACGTGTCGTCACCATATAGGAAGGGAAATAAACCTCATCTGGATGGGGGAGGTGTAGGGCGGTATAATTCATTTAGCAACTACGCAAGAACTGCGATGCAACGAGGGGTTTCACCAGATAAGAATCAATTCTGATTCATACGTCCCGGCCGTCTATTCGACCGTCTCGAACCGAGTCCGTGATCTCTCTAGATATCAACTGGACCAGGGCAACCCAAAGATTTTTAAATCCCAGCTGGCGCTGTCTTCTTCGGGGTTCCATTAACAAAACATTTATTGAAAAGAAAGCTT